GGCAAAATCTCCAGGTAAAGTTAAATTAGCTACCATATTTCCACCACCAATTTGATCTGATGGAAAACGTTGAGGTCTTGCTTGTTCTAACCCTTGTGGATCAGCCACAAAAGGTTTTGGTTCTAATTGTGGTTGCTTTGGTTCATACTCTGATAAGTGTACAAATGCACCATTCCATTCTGTAACCATTTCTCTCCACGGAAAAGCTTGTCCGCTTCTATCAGAAATTGCTAGTGCGTATTTACCTTTTGCAAACTTTGCCATATTAATCTATTTTTTTATTAATCATGTTCATTCGTTCAGTTAATTTAATTATATCCTGAATGCCCATTGCACTTTGTAAAGATTTAAATTCATCAATACTGATTGGTTTGAAACCTAATTCTTTAACAGCTCTTATATAATCTAAATAACCGCCCGCTTCTAATTTTATACGACCACCATCAGCTTCACCTTTTCTCATCATATCAGCTCTATCTGCCATCATTTCATCTAATTCTACAATAGCTTTTTCATAAACTTCACTTTGTTGACGGCCACTTAAATCGTAAAAATCTTTGCCGTACATTGATTCTGCTAATTGATCTGCTATCATTTGTATTTTATCTTTATCCATTATATCTCCGGGTAATAAGTTTTAGGTGAAATGTAAACACTTGCAGGTGATCCATCTTCTTGCAATGCTCTTTGTAATTCATCTTCATAAATTAATTTCATTTCTTGAGTTCTTTGTGGTGCTTTTTTCATAGCCATATAATAAGCTAAACCTGCACACATGCAAGGTACAAATCTATTAACTACATCTGCTTCGTTAGTATATTTACCTGCATCTTGAATTCTTTTAACATAATAAAAATAAATAAAATTACCGGCTTGTGTATCTCCAGGTGTTAGATACAAAGTGATTGTAACTTTATCTATGAACCTTTGCACAAAGTATTGTGATGGTTGACCTGTAGAACTTTTGTTTGAGAAAGCTTGATATTGTGATCTGTTAATTTTTGAAAGTGGTGTGTCTACATCACTTGTGTTTCTAAAACTAGCTTCTAAAATATCTGAAACCATATCAACAAAATTTGTAACAGTATCTCCAGATGCATGACTTGCAGCTGTAGTTCCGTCTGCTCCACGATCAGAGGCAGAACATAAAATATTATTTCCTGAGATAGATGTATAAGTAATTACTTCAGAATTAATTCTAATTTTCCCTGTGTCGTTCATGTTTTTAGTTGATGAAACAGGGATAGTTGTAGCTGTAGATGTAATACCTGATGATAAAGTGGTAGTTATTCCGTTTGCGTTTCCATCAGATGGTGATCTAAAAATTTGATATTCGTTTTGACCAGAGACTAATGTGATTGCAGTTCTTGCTACTTCCCAAAAATGTAGACCTCTGTTGTCCCATTCTTGAAACATTATATTTAAAGAACGTCTAGCTGATCTTAAATCATTACCAGAGTAATCAAAGAATCCTAATCTTTCAAAAGACTCAGTTATAATATCGTCGATCGAGAGAAATTTCTCGAATGTACTTGTGCCTGAAAAAGCCACGTAAACCTCCTACGAGTTATTTCCGCCACTATGAAACACAGTGATAGCTGTAATCTGTTCTGTAGTAAAAGCAGTATTAAGATTAGTCTTAAATAAAATTGGTACAGGAAAATTAATTGTCATGTCATGAACATGAGCAGCCTTGTTTAATTTTACTTTAGACGTTGAGCCATCTTTAATATCTAAAACACCAGCTACGTTAGGACCAGATACATGCACTCCGTACACTCTAGTTCTACCAGTCTGAATAGTTTTAGTCTCTGTAGTTACGTTAGTCGCCACTCCATCTTGTGATGATCCAAATGTTGTCATTTTTTCTCCTTAAAATTTTATGTGGGCCCGAAGGCCCACAAAATTATTTATTACGCGTCTGCGAAAGGTGTTTCAATTGTGCTTGAACCGATCATTAAAGAATCATGAACAAGATAACTGTTAGTGTCGATAGCAGTGACTTTAACCACTGAACCAACGGCACCACCTTTTGTAGTACCATTAAACGTCATAACATCGTTTGATGAACCGTTAGGTACAAATGCTTTTTTAGCCCCATCGTTGACACCAATTAAAATAGCACCTGTGAATAAATCACCTGCACCTGTTGTCTTGATATCAAGATCAGTAGCTGCTGTTTCTAAAAAGAAATAGAAACTTGCACCAATGTTATTTTTATTGTTTGGATCACTACCTGGACCTGCAACAGCAGAATCTGCAGTCGTGTTGATTGCAGGTAAAGTAAATTTACCATCAGCATCGTTTAAAAGCAGAATTCTACCTGCATGTTCTTGTACAGTTAAATTTGTGTCTGCAGTTAGTGATTTAGTCATCCCTGGTCCTATGTTGATAAAACCGTTTTTCGATCTTACCGGACCATCAAATGTAGTATTTGCCATAATTATATCCTCCTAGTTTCCGAACATAGTCTCTAGGCCGTCGACTATACGCGTCTATGTTCTAATTAATTGTATAGTTAGTTTTTTTATATACTAGTTTTTAGTAGAGTGCAAGAGAGCCTGTAGTGCGGAGTGGAATTTTTCCAACGATGTAGCCTTTTGTTTAAGTAGCTACGGAAACTTGCGGAGCGGCACCATCAACTTTGTTTCGCAGATGCTCTCTTTGAGCTTCTGCCATTTTGATGTGGCTTAAGACATCTCGAACTTTTCGATCTATCTTGACCATATTGAGAGTATATCTACCCTCTTTAAGATGCTCTTGCTCCCACTGTAGATCCAGACCCCTCTTTTGTTGATAAAGGTCGTTTAAGTGTTGCATCATATGTTCCATCGATAACCTCCTCATAGGTTATTCTGTTTATCTTGTTATCATAAGATATTCCAAGATATTCCCAAACTATACTTTTTTCTCCTAACTTGTCAAGTACAGCTTTTTCTAGTGAGGTTGAGCTATTGTCACATTTTACACTAAATTTAGTGTGGTGATCATAGGCCCAAATATTTACTAGAAATGTAGTCATTATGCTTTCTATCTGTAAAATGAGGCGGGATTGTGTCCCGCCTCAAATCTCTTAAGTATTATGAACCTTCAACACCAAAGATACCTCTGTAGTCAGATACACCGAATCTGTATCTTTCTCTAGCTTTGTATCTTACGTTTCCAGTATCGAAATCACCTTCCATCGCTGTTCTGATTGGAGTTCTTTCGAAATACTTCATACCGTTAGGTACATCAGTGATAATGTAGAACGCATCCGTGTCAGTTAAAAAGTTATTAACTCTGTAACCTTGTGGAATCATTCCCATTGACGCGATTGCGTTAATGTCATTATCAGCAGTTGACGTTCTACCTTGAGACTTCATCAGTCTTTCAGCAGTGAATTGAAGTTCACTTGGAACGATCATTTTAACACCTCTTGCAGCAATTTTTAGACCTCTTTCGTCTGTCAGTTGCGCAATGTCAATTAATGATTGCTCTAATGAAGTTTCATTCAAGTCAGCTTGTACCGCTAACGTGTTTGATACAGTGCCCGCGATTGTTGGGTGAGCAGTGTTAAATAAAGAAACACCATCACCTGAATCAAAATTATTCGTAGTTGGTAAACCTTGAATAAGCGGATCCACTGATTTGATTTGTTTAGTATTCGCCATGGATCTAGCTAATGCTTTTGTATATCTAGACGCAAGTCTATCATACAAGTTGTCCTCGATCGCTTCTTCAGTGATCGCGAACGCTAGTGCAACAGTTTCCATAGTGTATCTAGCTGTGTAAGTTTCTTGAGCATTGTCAAAAACTACGCCAGAACCTTCCGGTTTAACTGCAGCATTTGCAAAACCAGATAACATAACTTCTTCTTCAAACGCTCTGTCTGAAGTTTCTGTTACGTATATCTCTGCATGCTGATTCTCATAACGTTTGTATTCCAGTCCGAATAGTGCATTCAGGCCTGGTTCTAGTTCCTTAACTAGTTGTCCTCGTGATATAGCCATGTTTTTTCTCCTATTCTAACTATTATATACCGTTATTTTTAGCGTTATACAGGTGCTCATTGATCATGACAACAAAGTTCAAGTTGGCAGCGCCAATTGTACTGTTTTCAATTTCATTTGAAATACCTGTTACTTTTATTTGAGCCGTACCAGTTGTAGATGTACTGTGATTTAGTTCCGACTTAGAAACATTATTTGCAGAATCTCCAGCTGTTACTTCGATGTTGAAATTCTTGAACACATCTGTCTGCGCGTGCGCAGTAGCTTTGTTCGATTGAATCTCAAATCTTTCGTACGGATCATCAGCTACGAAAGCTTTAATATCACTAGCCGCGATTGTTCCCGGATAATGATTAGCAAACGTAGGCTTGCTTGTTGTTGGATCAGTGTAAAAAACCCCGTTGAGTGATCCAAGAAGAAACGCTTCAGAAGCTGCAGCTTGGTGAATTGTACCTGCTGCTGTTGCTGAAACCGCATCTTGGAAGAAGATTTTAGTAGTATCACCAGATGATATACTATACTCCCCTAAACCCTGGTTGTCTCTATTCTGACCAACTTTGCCAATAGCTCTTAAGCCAAAGGCTGCGTCTTTGTTAGTTTTTGCCATAGAGGCCTCCTTATAGTTGTACCTGCCCTTGCGGGCCTCCAGTACGGGTTTATGTTATCTCGATGGTTTGTGAATTCCTAATTAGGATTTCTTTGAGCCACCAAAAGTAACACGCGATTGTCTATCAATATTGATAGGCATGCTTGGATGCTCTTCCTTCATAAGATCGTTATCTGCTGCTTCGACTTTTTCCGCATGCTGTTTAGCATAGTACTCTTGTCTTTGTTGCGCGATCTCTTCTGGTACCCTAGCGAGCACTAGGCCGCCAACACCGATTGTCCCCTTATATTTTCCGTCCTCTACAATTGGAAAGTCTGAATCTGGATATTCGTCAGCTCTCACTAATTCGTATCCTGATCTTATTCTTCCAGCGACGTTTTTAGTGTCTTGGAATCCTAAAGATTCAACTCTTATCCATCTGTGCCTAAAACCTGTAGGCGCAGGGGGCGCATCTAATGCTGATGGTGGAGTCCAAACTTTTTTATGAGATTCTTTTTCTCTAGTCTGACTCGCACGAGAGGTTTTCTTTTCATTATTATTTTCCATATGCTTAAGCCTCCTTCGTGATGTTTAATTGTTTCGCATATTCTTCAAGTGGCACACCTAATTTTTTAGCGATTGCTACCTGCGATGGTGTGAGCCTCACAGTTTTGCGACCTGATCTTGTACTTCGCTTCGCTGAAGCTACTGTCTGTACTGGCTTGGTCGTTTCTTTTTCAGCCGTACCGCTATTATTAGCAAACTTATGCGGAAATTCAAGTCTTATTCTTTTATCTATTTCCGAATAATATTCGTCACTTGATGGGTCAAAACCCTCATCTGTTAATTTTTGATGTAAATCAAATGCAGTATAAGTCATTGCAGTATCCTTACCAAACCATGTATTTTTTTCACTCCATGCTTCGGCTTTTGGATCCGGAGTTCCTCTAGCTGCTGTTTGTCTATTTAAATTAACTTCAGGTTTTTTCTCTGCTTGTTGTTTTTCATAAGCTTCCTGGGCTATTTTAGTTTCAGCCAATTTAGCTTTTTTGTATCCTAACTCAGATATAGAGGCTAAAGCTTCTGCTTCAGCTGTTAGATCATTTGCTTCTCTAGCGGCTGCAAGTTTAGCTTGCGCAGCTGCTACACCTGATGTGATACTTTCTTCTGTGACAGCAACAAAATCTGGTTGCAGTTTGGAAAGTTTACCCTCTGCATCTTTTTGTTTTTTTAAAACAGTTTGAGCATAAGTTAAAGCTTCATCTTTTTGTCGTTCAGCTTCTCTCCATTTTTTTGTTAACTTAGCAATTCTTTTTTGAACGCTATCACTGTATTGTTCTAATTCTGTATCGTCTTTCTTTTCTTCATGTCTATCTTCGACAGAGCTTTCTTTTTTTTCTTCAACAGCTCTTACTGTTGGCTCTTCAACTAGAGCTTCTTTCTGTTCTATTACGTCCTCCTCTTTTGTTTCAGGTACATCGACGTCCATCGCTGGACCGGAAGTATCGAGGTCAACTGTTTTTTTCAGATCGTCTGTATCTGGCATAGTTTTCTCCTTCTATGATTAGTATTGATGAAGTATATCTTCAGGGTTATCTATAGTAGCTAATACTTCATCGTCATTTAGCAAACGTACTTCACCCCCGTCAATTTGAATTCTTGATCCTGCATAACGAGCAAAGAGTACCCAATCACCTGTCTTGCACCACGGGCCTTCTGGATATCTAGTTTTGTCATTATAACAATCTGGACCTTGTGCTAACACAAGTCCACATGTGGAACCAACTTGTTGTTTTTCTAAAGTTTCTTGTCCAAAAATAATTCCACCTTTAGATTTTTCTTTCATCTTAAATGGTAAAATTAACATACGCCACCCAGTTGGTCTTGGTAGCTTTTCAGATTCTTTAGTTTTTAAACGCTCGTAAGCGTCAACTTCTTTTTGATTTTTTTCTTTATTCTCTTGATCATACTTTTCCGCCAAAGCGTATTTAACTTTTGGTGTCGAGTTTGATGACTGTTCCTTTTTCATCTTTTTGCTCCTTTTCATTTAGCAGGTTAGAGATTTCCTGTAAAATTTTTAAACACGTATGTGCTTGTCCTAGCATATACTTATATTTTTCCATATTGTCAACTGTACCAGACATCATACTTTCTCCGATGTTGTGATATTCGTCTTTTAATATTTTTTGTAGTCTACTTATTACTACGAGTTCTTCTGATAGCATCTTTGCCTTTCTTAAATATAGCAGCGACTTTTGATTTACCCATAACTTTGGCTCGCTGTTCACCAACAGTTAGAATTTGAATTTTCCTAGCAAACGGTTTAGAGATTTTTTTAACTTTCGCAACAGTTTTCCTCGCATCCGTTGGCGTTGCAAACTTGATTCCAACAGTGTCTTTTGGGTTTTCATCAGTGTAAAGCCTTCTACCACTGCCTTTAGGTTTTTTTCCTGTTCCTTTTTTTGGATCCGCCATTTAATACTCCTTTCAGTGTTTTAGCTTGAGCAGCATGAGTCTTTGATGCTTTTTGCAAACCTTTCATAACTTTTTTAATTTTTTGTTTTTTCATATTTTTCCTTCCAATATTTTGCTCTCTCTAATTGTCTAATTCTATAATCTATTTTGTCTAGTCCTAATATTTTTTTAAAAAAGTCTATTAACATTTCCATCTCCTTCTAGCTTGACGTAGTCTAGAATTAGGATCTTTAGCAGCTTTTGGAAATTTTTTCATTTGCCCTGCACTACGAGCGCAAAAACTTTTTCTACGTTTAGCATCTTTAGATCCAGGTTTTACTTTACCCGTCACTG